AAGGGGCGCCCTCCCCGGACGCCTCGTTGCCCCATCTATCTGGTTCCTCGACTTCCTTGACACATATGCTCTGAAGAACCACTGCAAGACTCGTCCACATCCCTCGCCATAGCTCCGATGATGGATCGAACTTACTAGTCACTCAGCCCCCGTAAATAAAGGCCTGTAGACTTGCTCCGATCCGCCCGTACCACTTCCGTACCAGCAACATTCACTCCCATCCCTGCCTACTTTCCCCTCTGTTCGCTGTAGCAAAATTTAAGCAACCGTTTTCAGCTCCAATCACGAGCACTATCGCTGCCGTGCTTTCACGCTTTGTCGGAAGCTTCCCAAGCTGATAACGAGGGTTCGATTCCCTTCACCCGCTCCCACTGTTTTCAAGGCCTTCAGCAGTATCGAGGTAGCGTCAGGCGAAGCTGCTGACAGTTTCGGTGACAGTTACTCAATTTGCATGGATGCGCCAGCTTGGCCCCTCCCTCTGCAATACCCGGTTTTTAGGTTGACCCATGGGAAAAAGGTAATTTTGGTAATTTTCTTTTTACATCACCTAATAACCCAATAAAATCAATTAGTTAAGTAACTTCTATAAAGGTAATAATAGGGTAAGGAATAGGTAGAAAATTACCTTTGGCCCTAGTAATTACAGCCCCATATAAAACCCTTTAAAATCAGGTAGTTGGCGAAATATTACCTCCAGCCTTACCAAATATTACCCTCCGAGGTAATACGTTAAAGCAACGGTTTATAAGGGCTACAGCCCGTTCTCCTCGTCGCCTTACCAAAATTACCCTTTCCCCGCCCTCGACCTGAAATTGCCCTTCCGGCTACGCTGCTATGCTTCCAACTTTCCGAATGGAGTCGAAGGTCATGGCAAGCGAATATTCCCTCCCTATAGTCCTCGAAAAGATGTATGAAAATCAGATAGCCTTGGAAGCGGCGATCATGGAGTTAGCGCTTCTGGTAGAGCGCCAGGGCTTTGACGAGGTCGGCGACAATTCTCGGACCGCACTGAATCGAATTGGTGAAAATGCCGGCTTTATTAAGCAAGGTTTGGCGCGCTTGCGCGCGATCGAGAAAGAGTAGCTATCTGAAGCTAGGCTGACAGGACGTTGCTCTACTGTCAGGCGACCGTCAGCCAGAACGCCAGACAGTAGGACAACGTCAAGAGCCAAAGGGGCTAACTGCTCATTGAAAGGAGTGCCTCGACCGTAGAATTCACTACGTTCAAGGATAAAATTGCTAGCAAAAAGCCACACCCTATTCTAAAGTCAAGCGCGACATGACGCCTACATCGTCATGTTAGTTAGATTCGGATGATCTGGGGAGGCAGGATGCGCTTAGAAAGTTTTAAAATATCAGGCTTTAAGTCTAAAACACGCAATGCAGAAGTAACTTTTTCAAATGGAAATGTCACTGTTATTTTCGGTGACAATGGATGTGGAAAAACAACGTTTCTTAAAGCTATAAACTCTTTCTTATCTCAAGATGATGCCGCACTGGCGGCCATGGAAATTGACTCTATTAATTGCGTAGTTACGGAAGGTGATATTTCCAGAACTATAAATATTAAAAAAGAAGAAGGTGGTTACAACTGGAGTGATTTTGAGTCTTGCTTCCTTGGCAACTCTCGATCGCTTTCCCTCGGCGTAGAGCGCGGCGTTAGCACTCAAGCCATGAAAGTAGACCCTGAGGTTTTGATTGATTTTTTCACTCATTCAAAACGAGCTGGACTAATCTTCAACGATGACAGATCAACTTCTCCTATATATCAACGGCGGCGAATAACGGAGCTATCAGAAGATTTATCTCTATTTTTACGCAGGAGAAACGTTGCACGTTATAGCAGAAGCAGACGCCCCGAAATAGAATATGAAAAACCTCATTTATACTTACAGAGTATAAAAATCGAGAACATTGAAGAGCTGTTAACAAGACGCTATAGAATTGCAAGATTCATGGCAACAAAAAAAATTCAAAGCGCACTGTTCGATACTCTCTCCATTGCAATTGATATCGACAACAAACCCTCGCAGGAGTCCACAGAGTCAATAGAAGACTTCTCCTCCCGCTTATTCGAAAATCGCGAGCGAATAAAAGAGGCACTTGATGACGGCGAGGACAACAACTTCAAGAACAGAATTATTAATATATTGAGTTCTATCGATCACGTAGAAGAACTAACCAAAGTTCTGGAGCATTCATTGCTCAGCCAGCTATTTAGAAACATGATCGACGAACTCGAAGTAGAAAAGCTAGTATTAAGCTCGATAAATCTTTTGGTTGACAAATTTAACAGCTATCTTATCGATGATAAGAAACTGGTTGTAAATGGTGAAGAGGTTTATATAGAAATAGATGGCAACAAACACTCACTTAACGACCTATCGAGTGGGGAACGCCACATCTTGACTTTTCTGGCGCTTGTTCTATTTGAAGGCCAAGGCAGAAATTTCCTCATCATTGACGAGCCAGAGATCTCTCTAAACATAAAATGGCAAAGAGAATTGATGTCGATATTCTCTGAACTACTGCCCTCCACCCAAATAATTGTAGCATCACATTCTCCGGCACTTGCAAAGCGCAACCCGAGCTTTTTGGCCGAATTGAAAGTCTGGAAAAGCGTGCTATGACTGGAATATTTTTCGAGGTTGATGAAGTATTAAATGAATCAATCATGACTGGCGTCCCGTCCTTGATAGTAGAGGGCATAGATGACATCGGAATATATATTGACTTAGCTAAGCGGGTTCCGTTCGACGTTGAAGTCTATGCAGTTGAACACATAGAGGGTTATGGACAAGGGTGTGGAGAGGTCATAAAAGCTATTACCGCGTTAGAGAATCTGCCACAAACTCAGTACGAACTTCCGTCTTACGTTCTTGGAATAATTGATAAGGACGTGAGGGAATATCGAGGAGAGCTTCCAAACTCCCCGGCAATACTAGTACTTAAGTATTATTCAATCGAAAGCCACTTCATTTCTAAAGCAATCATTGCCAACACGTTAAGGCTCTGCACAAAATCTTCACACGGCATGATTAACGAAGAATTGTGCGACCTGATCATGTCAGAGATCGAAGTAAAGCTTTTGGATCTTTACTACCATTCTTTAGAAGCATTAAAAAATGCGACACAACCAGGTTACGTTGCGGATTTCGCGTACTCTTTCACTCCCGGACGAATCAAGGATGTTCAGGCCAAAGCTTTGATACAAGCAAAGAAATCCGAACTTGATCAGTTTGCGGAAAGTCTGAACATAACCAATAACATGAATTCAATAAAGTGCATAGCACGCGGAAAATGGTTGATTGATGTATTTTCTGACGAGCTTGTTACATGCATTGAAAACCTACAAAACCTTTGCCGCGTTCAAACAATAAGCAGCTGCCTTTCCTGCATTACCACCGCTTACGACAAGTGCCTATATCGCATGAAAGACGGTTTCAACAAAAATACTATAAAGAGTTTAGCTGCATCACATGTGGCAGGAATGGAATTTGACTACATTGTAAATAGAATCTCTGAGCTTCGCCCCGAAGCAAGACCTTAAATCAGAGATTTTACTGTCTCGCGTGCTACGCTACCGCACGTGAGACACCTAATTTTTTTGCCCTTTTGAAAAGCAAGATTCAGCTTTCAGTAGCTTGACCATGACAGTCTTTGAAATTCGCCAATAGATATGAAAGCCAACTACTCCGGGGGTTTCAGGTAAATTTGAACGTCTCCTAAAAAAGCTCAAAGCCCATGCGGTGCAAGCTATCGAACAATCGAAAACTCCATAAACCTCTATTTTCAAACGTCATCTCCATGTAAACCGGGGCGTCTAAGAGACCGTCACCGTTCCTATCTTGCGTCTGATGGTATCCGTTGTCCTGCACTTCTTTGCAAAATACTGCACTTCGTGAAACTGCGAGCTCCTCGCCCCCCTCCACAGCAGGCTTCGGCGGAGCGGTGATTGGCACTCCTACTGTGCTTGCATAAATGAGGAGCACAAAGCCCGCCGGCGGGAGGGGGATAAGTGCTTTTTCCATCGTTTTTTTCTTCGTGGCAAGATTTTCCTCACGACCTACGTCGACGGTTGCGCTTATGCTTAATCGTGGTGGTGCCGTGTCGAGTGACGTCTGAAACTTCTCACGAAGGTGATAAAAGACATATTGACGAGGAGTGATAAAACGTTTCAGGTTGGTCACCAGAAGCACCTCCACCAGATGAACGTAGGTGGCGTCATGTAATCATCTAGAGTTATAGTGCCTTTTTTGAATGCCCCCCCTACGGAGTCGAATTAAATGATTGAGCGCATACACGATCCCAAAGAAGGCGAATTGCTCTATCATTACTGTTCTCCTGAGACATTTCTTGCTATCTGCACTGGAAAGAAACTTAGATTCAGCGACTTAAATTTGATGAATGACTCTCACGAAATGCAGTGGGGGTATTCAATATGGGAGCTCGCCGCTTCTGAGATCTACGAAATCACTGGAAAAGAGTTCCTTGACGATATTGACGAAGCTTTTAGCATGGCCGGCTATAGAGCGATCGTGCTTGCCTCGTGCCTATCAAAAAAAGGGGACTTACTTAGTCAGTGGCGTGCATATGCTAATGACGGCCGAGGATACTCAATAGGTTTCGACGCAAAAGCCCTGTCCCAAATGCCTTCTACTCCACTTGAAATCCTCTACGAAAAAAACAAGCAAATAGAATTGATTCGTGACTCGATAGCAGCAATCCATTTTATGGAAACTGTGAGCAACCACTCTCGTGGAGACGAATTTAAGGATCGATGCCTTAAGTTGTATTTATATATGGCAGCGTTAAAAAACCCAGCATTCCATGAAGAATCTGAGGTTAGATTGATACGTGCATTAGACGTTCTGCCAAGCAATAGCTATGTCAAGTTGGTCGATCCCGGCGGTACATCTTTCGGAAAAGAACTACCACCTGCGCCGATATCCTTCTATATGACCGAAAACGGCCCATGTGCTTATAGCGATCAAGACTACACTAATGCGCAGACTATCAACCCTATAAAAGAAGTAATAATAGGACCAAAGAATTCAGCCGGAACTAGCGGCATTTCCGTTTTCCTAGAAACCGTCGGACTGGCCTCAGTAAAAGTACTTAAGTCACAGATCCCCTATCGATAATCTTTCTTCGATAATAAAAACTCAAACCACAACCAAAAAAACTCACTCTTCAAATTGTTATTGGTTTTACTTTCGCACCAAGTTCCAAAGCCAATGCGGCCCTTGATGTAAACGCCGCCGCATCGATCGGGCTCGGCGATGGTCCGGGTATGTGAGTGTGCGCGGCCAATTGGGTATTCATCTGTTGCAGCAGATCCAGCATGTCGCACACTACCTGAAAAAGGTTCACACCTTCGGACCCGATCCAGTTTTTTGGTGCCTTCAACTGCTGACTGATCCCGGACACGCTCTTACGCAGCCCCTGAATTCGCTCCTGCATGTCGCCGCCCACCGTGGTGTTATGTTTCTGTCCCACCACTAGGTTCAAATCCCGCCCCGTCGCCTGGTGCAGGTCGTCCACCGCAGCCAGGCTCGCCGATCCGCCCGACATCAGCTTGAGCGCGCCCAGCGCCTCAATCGTCTTAATGCCCCCCACTGTCTCAGTCGAATGATCGTCGATCGCCTGCGTGTGGCTCTGGAACTGCTCGCGGTTCTCCAGCGCTTCAACCTCGCGCTCGATCGCCTTGTCCTGAATCTTTCCATCGGTTTGGCGCAGCCAATTGCCGTCGGCATCGACGCGCTGCTGGGCGGCCTCGCTGTGCTGCCACACCTGGTCACCTTTCGGCACCTTGGGCATGCTCAGGCCGTGCGGGAGAATCGTCTGGATGTAGGGTTTGTTTGGCAGGCCGTAGGCAAAGCACACCACCACCTGGGTGCCCTCCTCAGGAAAGGCATACATGCCCATCTCCTCGCCACCAGTGGGCAGTGGCAGCGGCACACCGGCGAGCTGCGGCAACTGCGGATCGACTTCGCCATCAGGGCCGAGCAATTCAATATCCACCGCGTAGCGTGGCCGGAAGTCGTCGCAGATCCCGGCGCCGGCCGGGGCATCGGCCACGGCAACAACCCGGGCAAAGCGCGGGAGGTGGTAGCCGCCAGTCAGTTCAGGAAACTGGCGCTCTACAGCGCGGCGGATTGCGTCTTCCATCGGATGGCCATCTGGTCATTGGCAAGGGCCACACTGGTGATGCGCTCGCCGTGGTTGATCGTTGCACCTGGTCGTAACCCGGGAAGGGCCGCGACCATCGCGCTTTGGTTGCCCTGGTAGCCGTCGAACAGCTCCGGGGGGATTTGCAGTGGCGGTCGTTCGCCAAAAAAGCTGTCAGCCCAACTGCCGGCAAACACTTCGCCGTCGCCCATCTGGTGCCAGGTGAAGTCGGGAATGTTGAACACCCGGGCCAGACTGTCCATCGCCTGATAACCGGCGGCCAAGCTGTAAAAGAACGGCGCCTTAACGCTCGCGTAGGGCCGACCGGGAACCCGAAAGCGCAGACCGGTCTCTTCGCTGACCTGGGCCAGCACGGCACGCAGATCGACGTGACGCAGGTTTAGCGGTAACGGATTGGCCAGCACGGCCGCCAGCTCGCGGCAGAACAGCACCTGTTCGATGGCATTGGCGGCGGTGCAGCGCTCGACGTAACCGATAAAGTGCCGTTGCAGCGTGCGGTCGTTGTAACCGATATCCAGCGTCACCAGGCCTTTGACCGATTCTGCGGACTTGATCGTGAACGTCGCCCGCCCCGGACTGGTGGCGTCCAGTCGAACATCCTCTTTCACTAGGGCGAACGGCGTGCCATTGATCGCCAGGACTTTATGCAGCTTCACGTCGGCGCACTCCCGCCCAGCCACTTATCGACGCGGCCCAGCACTTTTTCGAAGCCGCTCAACGCCGGGTTGTCCGTGGTCGAGTCCTTGCCATCGCCACCGACCGCACTCCCCGGCCCGCCCTGGGCGTTGACCGCGTTGCCGGCGCGTCGGCCTTCGACTTTCTCAGGGTTGGACTGGCGTTCGCTCAGCGTGAACTGGACCAGCCAGGCGCGCAGGGAATCGTCCTCGCGGGCGCTGATCCCGTCCGAGAACTCGACCTGGCGCACGCCGAAGGCCTCGGCCGTGTCGTTGACGATGCGGTACAGGTGCAACTGGCCGCCACCAGCCGTGGACTCGGCCAAGCGCATCAGGTCGGTCATGTGAGAGTTATCCACAAAGGGAATCAGCAGCGAAATGGTCAGGGTCTTGGGTTTGAAACCCTTGTGCGCCTTGTCGGTGTTGCTGGTCTGGCCCGACATGTCGCCGCTTTCAATCCGCAGGTTCGCCGTCACCTTGAGGTTCTTGCCCTGGACCTTGTGGCCATCGAGTAACAGCGTCATAGGCCGACCAGCTCCTGGACAAAGCTCAACGCCTCTTTCGAGCCCACCAGCATGACGCCGGCACACAGCACCCATTCGTGCCCCGGGGCGTCACCGGCGAGCAATTCGCGGCGCAGTTCGCTGGTGTTCCCCGGACCAATCAGGCGCGCGCGCATGCTGCTGTCTTCAGCGCCGCCGGCGAGCAAAGCTTTTAGCTCGTCCAGCTGCTGGTCACGGCCTTGCTGCTGGGCCGCTTTACGGGTGGCCAGCGCCGCCAGGTCGCCCAGTGGTGAACTGTCAGCTGCGTAACTTTCCAGCACTGCCAGTTGGCCAGCCATGGATTGCTTCGCGGCTTTGACCACCGTGCAGCGCTCCAGGGGCAGTGCTTGCCAGCGCGGCAATGGACCGGCGCCGGGGATTTCCCATTTCTCGGTTTCCAGCTTCACCAGGTGCTGGGCGCGGCGCTCTGTGCGGACCAGATCGGGGATCGGCAGCAAGGCGTTGAACCGCGACAAGCTGCTGGCCAACTGATCGAGGCGCGTGCCCAGGAACAGAATCGACAGGGCGTATTGCGGGCCCGATGGGCGTCCGCTGTCGGTCACGTCGTCCAACTTTTTCGCCAGGTGCTCCAGCAGGTTCGGTGCCGACAGGAAACGCTGGTAGCCACTGCCCTGGCCGATCCCGCTTTGAAACGGCGTCACCACCAGGCACGCCGGTGCCTGACCCAGCTGTTCAGCCAGGGCCGCACGGCCGGCGGCGATTGAGCCTTTGGCGGCGTCACCCACCGGCCCCGGGTTGGTGCTGGTCAAGCCGTCGAGGCCGGTCAGGCGCAACGCGGTGCTGGCCAGCTCGCCGCTGGCCAGATCCTTGGCGGCGGACAGCTCGCCCATCCATTGCGTGGCCTGTTCTGGCCAGCGCATCGTCACCGGCGCCCAGTTCATGCCGGCGCCGTCCAGGTGATGGCTTTCATGGCCATGA